ATGTCCATTACTGCACGGGTGCGAGTAAATGGACTATCAGAACCACCTACACTGGTGGAACTTGTAATACTGGTACGAATTGGGCCAGGAACGGAGTACGTCACAGTTTTACCTCGCTATTTTTGATCTAAATTAAACAGCAGAAGTAATAGCTCCTGTTACTTGAAAACTTACAGATACACTATTTAAGTCACCAACAGATGTTCCGAAACTAGTACCTGTAATAATTCCATTAAAGGATAGTTTTTTAGACCCTGATGTATCTAAAAATAGGTTAAAAGAAGCATCTCCTGGGTCTTCTGCTGTAAGAACATCTGAAATAATCTCGGCGGTATTATCTCCAGATGTAGCTGTATAAAGTAGGTCTACAGAACCAGTACCGCTAATAAGCGAACCAACATAACTTCTTGATGTTGCACCATGTGCTGTGCAGTCCAAAGTGTCCTTAGTTACTTCAAGTGACCAACTTGTAGTTGAAGCTATAGCACCTATACTTCCAGAACCGTTATCAAAAGAAACGGAGCCTTCTTCGCCACGATAGAAAGCCATGAGCTAAAATAAAATAGACTATTTAACGTAGTCTAACTTGTACTGTCTACTTTTACAGCGTTTTTCTTAGAAGGTTTTGATTTTTTGTCCATATACTGCTGACATCTTGGATCAAATAAAGCAGGATTTCTCTTTCCCTTCACCGCTTCAACTGCATCTAACTGTTCGTCAGTAAGTGACATGGTTACTTGCTCTTAGACTTGGTTTTCTTAGTGGAAGCTTTTTTAGACTTCTTACTTGCCCGTACTTTAGCTAAATATCCTTCACATCTCTTTGTTCCAGCAGACTTTTTCATTTTACCTAGTAAATTCTGTAACCAGTCTGCCCTAAAGTCTCAGGTTTTGCCAAATTGAATTGTTGGAGACATAAGTAACCAAAAGCATCAAAAGCATGATCAACGCCAAGGTTTTTATTAGGTAGCCCTGTATTGGGAGCATACGTTAATGTCCTCAATGATTTAATTAGTTCCTTACAACGTGGATGAATAAAAGTGCGACATGTCCCAGTTGCATCTAATAATGCTGTGTTAACGCAGGTTATCTTGTCCCGTATCTTCCAGGGCGCACGAGGAGTCGATACGTTGAAACCGCTTCTGCGTAAGATACTGTGATCTGTTGCTCCAACACCTGAAGTTTTCCTGGCTCCGCCCGTGGGGTCGGGGCAAGCAATAATCCTCCTGTCTATACCATATCTACGTTGAACTTCCTCGGCAAAATCCCATGTGGTTGCTCCCCCTGTAAGCATTATTTCATCAAAAACGTATAATTTATCGTCTTTTTTAACGGCGCAGATACCACTCATGGGGTCCACGTTAAAGTCAACGCCTAAAAGTACAGGCATTATGGATATGTCCTCTGCTTCAGTGGAGATATTATTGTCCGTGAAAGAAACTGCGACAAGCCCCGTGAGATTCTCGAAACTTGCTTCAAATTCTTGACGGAATGTGCGTTCGTCTAGTTGGGCACGAGCAGCTTGAACTTCTTCTGCTGGTACATTTCCCCCTTCGATTGTGGTGAAACTCCAGCGATTCCATTCTTTTGTCGGATCATCTGGGACGTAGCACCATAAATCGTAGAACCAACTAGCCGTGCCGTCAGGGGTACTTATGAATAAAGCCCATCCTTGTTTGTCGGCTAAGGCGGGGCGGATTACCTCGAACCAGACTTCGGAATCCATGAAGGCGGCTTCATCTAGGACGACACCTGCGAGACTTCGACCACGAAGAGCCATTGCGTTTTCGGTTCCTTTTAGCTCGATCATCGAATCGTTAATGAGTTCGATTTTGAGATCAGTTTCGTTTTTAGACTTAACCCATTCTTTTGGGACTAACTTCTTTATTTCCTTCCAGGCAATATCTTTTGCCATTCGGTAGGTGGGGGCGCAGTAGAAATAGGTTTCGCCTGGTCGTGCAATGGCTGCTTTTAATAATTCGATACAAGAAAGGTATGATTTTCCGAATCTTCGACCTGCTACAAGAACACGGAAACGTTTTTTACTGTTGAATACTTCTCCCTGCGCCCATCTGAGGGATAAAGGTTTTGTTTTTACTGCCATGTAATACAGAATAGCTGGTTTTTGTACCCTCACCCCCTGTTTTTATCGACTATTTATCAGATTGCAGGTTATTATCTTTTTAGTACTACGTTTTATGCCCGTGGCTGAGGCGATTTTAGGTGGATTTGATGATTCCTTCGCTCCAAGAGAGGAGAAGGGTAAAGTTTTAAAAGGTAGATCTCATGCTGCTGTTATAAGAGCTAGGAGACAAAGACTTTATAGGAGGCAGTTGGAGGGATTGACTGTTAGGCAGTTGGTTTTGGATCATGCTTCTAAGGAGAGTGTTTGTGAGAAAACTGCTTGGAGTGATTGGAAGGAAGTTAATACTTGGAATGAGGAGGACTGGCAGAAGGACCGGGACAATATGCTTTCCAGATTGCAGAGTATGAGGGTGCAGTTATTTAATAAGGCTGTGAGGAAGGGACAACTTCAGACTGCGGCTCAGATATTGGATTCTTTAGGGAAAGTTATTGGGGAAAGTGTAGAGACTGTGCATATCAACGCTCCAGAATTGGCTATTCGGGTTGAAACAAAGGATGAGGAATGAGGTGGTTGCTGGATAAGGTGGGTAGTTTGTTTGTATATAGATCGCCTAAACACCTATCAGGGTATTACAGATTCTTACAACCTCTCCCCTCCCGTCAACTGAGAAAGCTTGCAGGAACTAGGTCTCATCTTTCTAAGAAGAAATTAATTGATATTATATTGACAGACATGGATCACTAGTGTAGTATATAGGTGTAGTACATAAGAGGTTATTTCTGGGTTAATCAGTAGGTTCAGGGGTAATTAATATACCCTTAAAAATTTTCCTACCCTTCCCCATCCAAAATTTTTCGCAAAAAAAAAAAATTGACAAAAAAAAATCTCCCCTTTCGGGGAGAATTTCAGAATTTCAATTTTTGAAAATTGGAGGAAGTGTAACCGGTTTTTGTAAAACTTGGACAGAATTTTCACGTACAAATTGGATGAATTTGGTGATGTCCTCAATCAAAAGTTTTACTTCCTTTTTGGTGATTTTGTAACGTGCTTGAATATCATTTGAATAATGATTCAGCGGCATTGGATACACCATTTTGTGTGCATTGATCAGCTCATTTTGTAAAATTTGATTTTCCTCTAGTAACAAAAGATACGCTTCAAGAATTTCAGCTTTTTTGTTTTTGTTGGAAATAGTCATTAGTACAAATGTACTACAGGGATAAATTTGGTCGTCCTGTAGCTCATATTCAATATAGTCGAAAATGTGCTACATTAGTAGAAATGTCAGCAAATCAAAACAATAAGTTTTATTACTTAATGTAAAAAATTATTACCAAAAATAAGAATTTAAAAAATTTACAGTAATTATTGATTATTCCTAATTTTTCCTCCTAAAGCCAGTAATAACTGCAATGAATGAGAGAAATTAAAGGAATATCGAGAGTGAGGAAGGAAAGAGAACAAAAACGCTCCAATTAGGCAATTAAGGGCCAATGAAAGGCCAATGAAAGCCTAATTAAAGCAATGAAAGGATTTTTAATCATCTTGATTAATAAAAAAGACGTAAGAGCCTTTATCCTTTGTAATCTCCAACATTTGATATTCTAATGGGCATGAATCAAGCCATTCATGGAACTCATCAGGCATCAATGGGCCATGATAGTAGGGAATTGAATTGTTCATGATTAAGAAAAATCAGGAGCTAAGATACCATTTCCACCAAAGTCACGATGAATCTCTAGCTTGTTTTTAGAAACAAATTCGTCATCAATCTTTAGGGCATAGCCTCTAGGGTCATTATTAAAAAAGATTTTAAAATCATTAATATTCTTAAGATTCAGAATCTTAGAAACACTTTTTAAAATCTTCTCAACATCGGCATATATATCGATGCCGTTATAATCATCCTCGGCTAATCGGTGAGCTTTCTTTTCAAGTCTAAAAAGCTTTTTGCATAGCTTTATGGAGTCAGTATCATTAGGAAGACTGAAGATAACTTTTAAGTTATCTCCATGTCTTTCAATTTGCTGATACATTTCTTGCTTTTTATTGTTCATTAGATTGTTTCTCCATCGTGGGAAACAGTCTTTAAACATCCAACAAAATTACCATTAAGATCATAAATCTTCTTAGTATCATCTTGAAGAGAATCAAGACCATCTAATGAATCAGCCAATTTCCTTAGAATCCTTGCAGACTCGTTACCAGCTCGATCACTGAAAGAATCGTTGCAAGTGTCAAAATTAATAAAAACAGTCATTTAGAAAACCTCCTAAATTTTTTTTTGTAAGTCTTGATTGACTTATGTACTACATTAGTCTAAATTTTTGAATAAGTCAACAAATTTAAAAAATTTATGATCTAACTTGTATAGGCATGATCAAAAACTCTAATTTTGGCTGCCTACATATATCCAAAAAATCAAATTCATCCAACTCAACTTTTGCCGTAATCATAAAAGGCGTTGTTGAGTGGTTTCCATTGAAAGTCATCACATTAGTAGATGAATAAGTGGCTACCATTTGAGAGATTAATTTCATGTATTTAGCATTAAATGAGAATGAATTTTTAAACTCATTTGAAAATTCAGTAGGAATAATCTCAGGTAAATTAGGGTAGGTATTAGCCTCAACAATGAGAGGATTTTTCCATGCTCTTGATTCAATCCATTGATCAAATTTATCCTGAATTGAAGCGTAATTATTCTCATTGAAGATAATACTATTACCTTTAACGACTCTTTTTTGAAATGACTCTGAAGACACTAAAAAAGACTCATTTGCATAAAATTTTTCAGTTTTTGGAAATTTAAAACGAAAAGCAATGTGACCATTAGTAGCTTCAATGGATATATATCCATCCTCAACCCTTACATGGATCACTGTAAGAAGTGCTTTCATTTTGGTCTTATCAACAAACTGTGAAGCAATGAAAAAAGGAAATGCCGGTAAATGAGCGATAGTTGGTTCCTTAGTTTCCATGCCTAAAGAAATGTTGTTTAGAGACTGAGTAACTGTCATGATGTTGTTAGTAAGTTACTATGCTACATTAGTCGATATATGTAACCCTGTCAACAAATTGAGAAATTCTTATGAGAATTGATCTTTTTTATTGAAACTACATCTATATATGCTACAGTAGCAAAGTCCCCACTATTAGGACAATTCCAATGATTTTAAATCAAAAACTAGATTACAAAGAACAATTTACGGCAGCGTTAACGCTTGCATGTATCGCTCCAACTAAAGAGCAAAGTAATCAAGCTTTAAAACTAGCTGAAAAATTTGCTCCAAATTTATCTCAAGATGAAAGGGATGAATGTATGAAAGGTATTGAATTTGCTTTCAACTTAAGAAAAATATTTGGAGAATAGACATGACTTACAAACTTACGATCCATGAATCAATAAAGCATTTCTTTGCTTTCTGTGAAAATTACTCTAATAGAGAAGACATGCTAGAAAATATTCAGTTAGGTAACATAGATGAAGACCATTATTACTTTAGAGATATTGAGGCATTTAAAAATATTAGAGAGTTTATTGAAAATGTAATGAATAAAAATTCAATAACGTTAACAGTTGAACAAGCGGAGGAAGTTATGGAGGCATTAAAATGGTCTATTGATGAATACGAAAAACAAGACGATATAGATAAAGAGATATATAAAACTTATAGATCCACGTATTACTCAATAAAGAAACAAATAGAGGTACTAAAAAATGGATAAGAAACAAGGTATTGAATATATTCAGGGTTATCTAAACGACCCTGAAAACAATCTAACAAGAAGAGAGATAATAGAAATATTGAGTGATGAAGATGGTAAATATAAAATCCCTGAAAAAACTGCTTATCGTTGGTTCAAATTAGCGTACGAAGAAAACGAATGGCAAAATCCTAGAAAGCATACAGATAAAGCTAGTGAAGATAAAGAATTAGCAATTCAAACTGTTAGAGATTTATTGAACGTAGCTTTAACAAATGAAGATGAAGAAAAATCAGTCGAATATGCGTCCCAACTCTTAAAACTACACAAATTAGCTAGGAGTTTTTAAAAATGAAACTAAATGATTCTCAAACTGAATATGCAACAAATGTTCTACATGGAACACTGAAGGACATTAGCAGTGAATTAGGTTTCAAACCTGACTACGAAGACATTATCAAGTGTCTTGAGTATGCACTAAGGAGTTTTTAAAATGAGTTACGAAGTAGCGATGACCACGCTCCAATGGTCAACACATCTTGAAATAGATGGTGATGAAGGCACGATATATAAAGATGGTCTTGATTATGAACCGTCCCAAGGATTAAAGGACAGAATTAGAGAAGATTGGGATTCATTTATTGATCAAGCATTGGAAATGGGATTCGATCCAGACAATGACAGAATCGGTGCTTACAATTCCAACGAATCCGACGTATGGGATTTAGCTGCCCATGATTTCATTCTTACTAGAAATGGTCATGGTGCGGGATTTTGGGATGGTGGTTGGAGCGAACCAATAGCAACTAAACTTACTGACTTATGCAAGAAGTTTGGAGAAATAGAAGTATATCTATCTAACGATAATTTATTGGAGGCATTATGAATAAAAATACAAAGACTGTAAACGTACCAATAGAAGATATTAGGTACATAAGGGATATGTTTTCTGAAATGATTAGTTTTGACGAAGCAGAGGATAGAGAAGAGCTACCTGAAAATGTATATAGATTAGAAAGTGAATTATCAGTACTAATTGAAGATACAGATAATGCTCACATGTGTTGGGAGGTTAGCTGATGAACTTCGCTCCAATCAATCGTTATACAAGAGCAGGTAAATGGGGTAAACGTATTCTTTGCCCTAATTGCAACAATCAATCTATTGTTTATCACTTTTCATGGAGTGCCCTAAGTTGCTTACACTGTAAAGAAATGATTGATAAAAATAGCTGGTTAGTTGAGAGTAGTTAGTTTTAAATTCGCTTGATAAATACTATTACGCTCCAAGAATGATTGCTCAGCTCCCTTTAATTCGAGGTAGCTGAGTTTTCTTTCTTGGGGTTTTCCTGTTCGACGTGCCACCACAATATATGCACCTTTACATTCAATATTAGTGAGACTCTTGAGACCAAGATGATACGCTCCAGCTTGGCAGCAATAACTGTGGAGAAGTTCTTCGCTCCTTTCTTTTAAGCTTGATTTCCAGTCAACGATGAAAGGCCCATTACCATCAATATCTACTAAAGCGTCAGCCGTTCCAGCAAAATTATCACGATGAATGGAAAATTCAATGGCATGAATGGCAGTTACTCGTTCCAGTATCCAACTCCGTAAGCTTCGGGTGTAGCCAGAGGCACTCCAGGCGATTTCGGGAGCTGATTCTGCTGCCTTTTCCAACGCCCACTTTGTGAGGGCTTTCGGGCAACGCTCCAGTCCATCTTGACCTGTCTTCCATACATTCCTGCGGTTAGCAGAATTACGGGCAAGCTTAGAAGCTGTTTTAAGTAAATACTCGGCATGATTGTGCATTAAAGTGCCCCGTTCACAAGCGATGTCACGATCCTGATGAGAGGTAGGACGCTCCAGCCACTTTTCAAGGGCTTCTTTTTGTTCTTTGGGTGCAGTTTGACTAAGGATATGGGTTATTGAGTGATATATCGAGCCTTCTTTATCTCTATATATACGATGCGGATATATTGTCTGTGTATCATCACGCTCCAGAGTACGTTTCCCTAGTTTTGAGAGCGCATTTTGTTTATCTTCAATGCGATCCACACTAGAGTTACTTCCCATAGGTGGATTTAACTTACAACTTCCCATAATTAATATACCATGAAAGGAACCAAAAAAGAAAGGGGCCAATATATATGACCCCTATGTAATTACTTCCTTACAGGAACGTAAGTCAGTTTTTCTCTGTAATCGTTGTACTCAGTTAATAGCGAACCACCATCAACTAAATCTGTGATTTCAACAACGTCCATTATCTCAGGATCTTCAATGGAATTAGAAACAGTGTATTCCTGTCTAAGTAATCCATTGCCAGCGACAACTTGACCAGCTAAATCATCTCTACTCTCAGAATTTATATCGAAGACTCGAATAACTCTTTGAGAGGTAACAACTCGGTATGTTCTAGGTTTTGACATTCCTATTTATCCTCAGAGAAAGGATTACCGTTGGTTAGCAAACGGGATATATCGAACCCATCTGCCTGTGCTTTTTCCCAAGCTTCTTGTACCTTTTTGTCTGTTCCTTTTTTACGGGGAACAGTCCTTAAGGAATATTCAGTGCTTAACCCTGTTCCTTGTTTTCCAAGAATCCAATCAGGTTCGAGAATGTTTTCATAATCATCCTCTTTATCGATAACTTGAGTTTCGCTATCGAAAGCTCTGTTTACTGAAGATTTGTCACTTGCAAGAATCTGGACTGAACCTGATTCGTGATTGTAAATAGCAACAGCAATATTAAAGAGTACAGGCCCAGGACCATCACCATTAAAGTTAAGTCCTCTCACCCATTGAGTGCCGAACTCAGCCTGAATATCTTCAGGAGTTGGTTCAAAAGTAAAACGAAGAGGCTTCTTAATGACTTTTCCTTTGTCATTAAGTTTTCCATCAGCGTCTTGTAACCAAACTTCCCAATATTCAAGGGGTGTGGGCTGAAGTAAAGCGAACCTTACAGTAGTACCTGTAGGCACGCCTCCTGGGTTCAAGTAACCACCAGTAGCTTTAGCTGCTACGGCTGCTGAACCTTGTGTTGATAAAAAAGGCATGTGTAAATTGCGGTGGGCTGTTAGCCCTGTGCATTCGCTATTGTAGTAACATGACAGATATATGTCAATGCTATATAATGAAAAAACTCTCAAGACAGGGAAAGCCTTGAGAGTTAAAGTAAAAACACGTTACGAGGTCTATTGTAGCAGATGAGTCTACTTAAATTTGTAAAGAATCTTCCTGAAAACCTAGTCTATGCACCGATATATAGGAAGGGCGTGGAGATGCGCTCCAAGGAAGGAAAGCTTACTAAGAGTACGGGTAAGAATCCTTACGGTGAGGCCTATGAAAGAACATTTAGACCTGCTGATGTAATTCACTTCTTAGAGAAATACCCTGAAAAGTTTGGAAGTATTGGACTTTTTACAGGGATAAGAGGGGCAGGTTTGGTCATTCTTGATGTAGATACAAACTTATCGGCACTTAAAAAGAAGTGGGGAGACTCCCTAGAGGGAGCGATAGAAGTAAGAAGTACGAAGAAAAACGCTGCTAAGTACGTCTTTAAAGTCCCTGAAGAGCTTTGGGGTGATGTTAAGGGACGTTTCCTCTCTCAAGAGACTTCTACTTGTTACGAGATCTTATGGGGTAGGCAGGGACTTATTTACGGTGCTTACCCAGGATCTAAAACGTCCCCGGAAGGTGCTTATACGTTTGAGGGGGATCTACATAACATTCCTGTTGCTCCTGATTGGCTGATTGCCGAGATGAAAGCACTTAAAGCAGGAGAGACTAAAGAAAGTTTTGTAAAAAACAGGAAAGGTTTAGATCTTACTGATCGGACAGAGGACGAAATTGCTCAAATTGTTCAGGAATGTTTGAGTGTACTAACCCATCAAGGGGCAGGTAGTAGAGATCACTGGTTGAAAATAGGAATGGCTATTCATTCCGAGTTACCAAATGATCTAGGCTTAACTTTATGGTCGGCGTGGTCTTCAGAAGATCCAGATTATGCGGATCACTGGGATAACGGAAACCCTTGTGAAGATGTATGGAAATCTTTTAAGCGTAAGGGTGTTGGATTAGGTTCTCTCATATTTTGGGCAGATAAAGCCGATCCAAAAAGGTTAAGGTTTTCGCCAGTAAGTAGAGAAATAGTTGAAAAAGCAGAGGCGAAACAGATAGTTGATACTCGTTTAGCTATTCCTGACTTTGACGAATTCTATGAAAGAGCAGACAAAATATTTTTAGCGAAACACGATTCAGTTGGTAAGAGACGCTATCAGTTAAACCGTTTAGCTAATGATGCAGGGATAAGAGTTAAAGGAGCGCAGGAAATAACGGAAATGTATTTGTCTGAAAGGGAAAAAAGAATGGGCAAAGTTAAGCAGAGAACAGCAGAGGAAAGATTTGAAAATCCAGCAAAAGCTCATTACTACATTCCAGGGATATTTTGTGCTGGTGTTTGGGTTCTATCTGGTGAAGGTGGTTCGGGTAAAACAAACACTGCTTGGGCTTTCGCTAGAAAATTTATGGCAGGGGAAAGTTTAGATACTGCTGATGGAACACGCTCCACTGAAAAGGGAAATGTTATCTGGTTATCAGGAGATCAGATGGATGCTTCTATTGATGACCAATTAGTTACCCATCTGAAGAAAGAACATACAAAAAGTTTGTATATAGAGAACAACTTCAACATCAATGACTATCCATCCTTTATCAGTTTGGTTAATGAACATAAGCCCAAACTGGTTGTGATTGACAGTCTCAGATCGTGCCATCGAGGTACAAGTACTTCTGAAAATGACAGTGAATTTGCTCTACCTCTTAGGTGGTATGAACAGATGATGGGTGATATGTTCCCTAGCTGTATGATTTTGATTCTTCATCACAGTGGTAAGGGTGGTTCTGGTCCTAGAGGTACAAGTGCCATTAAAGATATGTGTTCCTTCTCAATGAACTTTGAGATTCCTTCAGCTAAGAGTCCATATAACCCACTAACCACAAGAGTTATCACCTTCAAAAAGCATAGATTTGGTTTAACGAACCATCAGATCACAGCAAGTATGAAAGATGACGACACAATAAGGCTGATGTATCAGGGTGCAGTTGATGCTGAATGTAAGGGTGCTTCTGTCCAAGATCGTGTAAGGATTGCACTAACCAAAGACATAAAGAAAGTTTGGACAGTAGAAGACTTATCTCAGGATCAATTTGTTAGTGGAAGTAAAGAGGCAGTAAGAAAAGCTCTTCAACGATTAGATAGGGAAGGGTTAGCAAAGCGTATCGGCGGTAAGGATGGAGGTAGAGGAAAAACGAACCAGTGGATAGCTGCCGGTACTGGTCCCTTATATAAGAGTTTTATTTCGTCCCAGTATCCTAAATCTATTGGTACGACTAATAAAATAAGTGAGAATCCAGTTGTCCCAACCCCTGATTTGTCCCAGTTAAATGAGGTGGAGAAGATAGATCAAGTAGCTCAGTTAAACCAAGCAGAGATGCGTCAGGAATTGATGGACTTGGCTAATGAATGGAAAAAGTGAGACAAAGGGTAAGTGGGACATAGGGTTGTCCCATACCATATCTATTCCACTGGAACGGAAATGGTCTAGTTGGGACAAAAACACACTCTTATATAGGGGTCATGTATGAAACGAACGAACATACGATTAGCTATCTATTTAGCTAGGTATGACAATGGACCGATGGCCTGTGTACGGTTTACTGAGTTCAACGATGAAGGAAAAATAGAAAAGGTTAGTGAATTGAAATATGCGAATGAAGTAGAAGAAGCTGTATGGTTCGACCTTGATACAACAAATGCTTTAGAGGAGGGTATGGACGTATGTGTTTATACAAACAGAAGCGTTGATCAATTTCCTTTGCTGTCTGATTACACATAAATAAGAATATGTGCTACAGTAATAAAGTCCTTTGAAGGTCCACTCATGGCCTCTACAAAACAGAAAACTATTGAACTGAATCCCAGTTCAACTCAAAGTCAAATCCACAAACTTGAGTATGTATATGGTGAAGACACCATATATGTCGAAGCAGTTGTTGAAGATATTCAACAAATACGTTCTCAAACTTATTTAGAACCAGCAGAATATGGTTCCGCTTTATGCTTCACTCATATCCTTTGGGGAGATGACATAAGTGAGCATAACGAACCATCTATTGAAGAGATAGATCAAGCTGTCTTTGGATTGGATGATTCTTCGTGGAAAATTATCAATGAGGAACCCTACAATGTCTGATTTAGTAACACTGGAAAAAGCCTATAAAGAGCTTGTTTCTATACAAAAAAGGGAAGATTCTAGGCACATTATGGACACACACTTGAACCATGATATGCGTGAATTGTTGGATGAAGCTGTAGCCCATTTAGAAGGCATTGTTTACTACGATCCAGCACCTATCTATTCTGAGAGGTTTAATTAAATGATTGAATTTAATCAAAGAGAAATGATAACTAAGCGTTCGGTGCTTAGTTTTGCTGGTTCTCAAATTGATGCTGTAAAAGAAGAAGATGGCATTATATATGTTGTCTTCAAGGAAGAGAATAATGAGCAGCAGCAACTTGACATATGGGTTGTTCAACTAACTAAAGATCAATTTTCTCAAGTAAGAAGAGAGGTTGATATTCAACCTATTTCTAAAGAGCAATTAAAAGCTATACATGCTAAGGAGGCTCAAAATAAAAGGGATGAAAAAGAGTCAGTATCTATAGTTACACCTTCTATACCTGAACCTGAAGTAGATGTAACGATAGAAAAGAAGACACCTGGACATGGCAGAAAATTACCGAATAAAACTGTACTACCTCCTGAACCGCATCAGGAAGTTAAGTGGAAAGATAACGAAGATGTTAAAGAAGCTAGAAGAATAAGATCAAGATTAGATAACGACAAAATAACTAAGATGTTAGATATGATTTTTAGGTGGGATAGTAAGAACGACTATACAAAGTATAGAAACGCTAATCACAGTCTTTCCCATCTACTTAAGAAAACTATTCCTAACCAGTTTGGTTTACCTTTTGATAGCTGTAGACGTATTTATTTAGGTCAATCCTATTTTGATATAACTAACAGTTATAAGTCTCTATGGAAAAAATTAGTGAAAAAATTAATCACTAAAGGTTTCCATGATGCTGTACCTCCTTATTTAGTTAAACACTACGGAGGTTGAAATGGAAGTATCTAAAATTTTAGACCGAGAAGGTTTTTCTAAATTGTCTATAGAGGAGAGAACACTGTACTTAAAGTGTTTAAGGGATGTAAGACAATTTATGCACGATGAACAAGATAAAGTATGGGAAGAAATGCGTATATTAAGTGAAGAAGGTAATCACGAAGAATCTCTAAAAAATACATACAAATGGTCTGCAATATTTAATTTAGTTCGTGTGTTTAATAAACAAATAGATGAACTTTATAAATCTCCTTATCTTATTTAACTTACTCAATTATTAATCATGTCTGAATTTAATGTGTACTACGGTATTGAAGAGCTACATAGACTCAATACCTGCATAAGTATCTGCTTTGACACTGAAACGCTCCAGTTGCAACCTGAAAAAGGGAAACTACGTCTTATACAACTTGCTTGCGATGTAAATAAGACAATCGTTGTTATTGACTGCTTCAAGTTAGAGGACAAAGACTGGGTTACTTTGGATAGGTTTTTCAATAATGGGGAACGATTCTGGTTAGCCCACAATGCCGTATTTGATATTGGTTGGTTACAAGAACACGGTATCCATCCCCGTGGAATTGTTCGCTGTAGTTTTATAGCCAGCAGATTGCTTACGAATGGAATACCTCAGTTGAAACATGGCCTTGATGCTGTTGTTAAAAGACACTTAGGTAAAGAACTATCTAAGGAACAACAGAGATCCGATTGGAGCGCACCGGTTCTTAGTAAAGAGCAGCTTATGTATGCAGCGAAGGATGTAGAGGTCTTATGTGAATTGGATGTTGTATTACAGAAAAAGCTTTTACTTGCTGACTTAAATAACTGTTATGCCCTTGAGTGTGAAGTATTACCTGCTATGGCTCAGATGTGGAGGATAGGTCTTCCCTGGAATGGTGAAACAGTAAATCAGTTATTGGATGACTACGAACATGATGCACAGCAAATGTCTAAGGATTTTATTAGGCAGTTAAATAATGCTTTACCTGATGATAAAAAGTTACCCAGGGATGAAACTAAAGAGACTCGGAGATACGAGTACTTAGGAGCAAAATTATCGGAAGAAGGTCACTCTGTAGAACAGAGGAAAATATGGTATGACGAGATAGAGGTGCTTAGACCCTTGGTCGAGATGGCTCCCTTTAATTTAAGGGCTAAAGACACAGGATCTAAAAGATTAGGTACTAAAAAATATGCAGGGTTTAACATCAATAGCCCTAAACAGTTGCTAGAGAAATTTGAAACTGTATTAGGTTTCACTCCTCTAAATAACGAGAGTAAACCCAGTGCCTCTAGGCAGTCTTTAAGAAAATACGCTGCTGACCATAAAATCGTACAGACTTATTTGGAATGGAAAAAGACGGAAAAAAGAAGGCAGATGCTTTCTTCTATAAAAGAGAAGATGGACGAAAAAGGTTTTGTTAAAGCTTCCTATATGCAGTTAGGTGCAGATACAGGTCGAATGAGTTGCATTAAACCCAATAATCAACAAATTCCTAGAGATCCTGTGTTTAGACAATGCGTTGAGGCTCCTGAAGGCTGGTCTATTGTTGACGCTGATTTCAGTCAAATGGAATTAAGATTAGCTGCTGCATTAGCTAAAGATCTAGCGATGACATTTGTTTTCCAAGAAGGAGAAGACATCCATGAACAGACAGCCAAAGCACTTAATTGCGATAGACAGATTGCAAAATCAGCGAACTTTGGCTTGTTATATGGTGCAGGTGCAGAGGGTCTAAGAAATTATGCAGGTGGAAACGGTGTAGTTATGACTATTCAAGAGGCCGAACAAATTAGAGAAGACTGGTTACATACTTATTCAGGTATAAAAAGCTGGCAGATTAATAATCAAGTTCTATCTAGGAAGACAGAAAATGACGAATGGGCTGAAACAAGGATTCCCGTTTCAAATATGAGAAGGTATTTAAAAGGGGATTTGAATAAAGTAACGGTCAGATGTAATACACCGATCCAGGGAGCAGGTGCGGCAATACTTAAGTTATCTCTGGCTAGATTGTGGCAATCTGTCAAAAAAGCAGGAGAGGACGATGTTTGTATAGCCGCTGCTGTTCACGATGAAATACTTCTTTTAGTTAAAGACAAGGATGTTGTAAAACCTGGAACTAAATCTGAACTTGTACCTAATACAACTAAATGGTCCGCAATACTAAAAGAAGCTATGGAGGGAGCAGAAGCTAAATGGTTAGGTGATATACCTTCTTTAGCAGAAGTATCTGTAGGAAAGACATGGAGGGAAGTCCATTGATTTCTATTAAAACTGAAAACGGGTGGTTACTTACTACTGGAAAGACGGTATCCTGCTACAAGAACTACAAGGAGATGATGGATGCCGCCTATAGAGAGGAGTGGAAGACAGATCATCATGGAATATCTGAACAAAGAGATATGCCAAGCGACAACGGGGGATCTTCATAGAGCAGCAGACTTCTTAAAGGGAGCAAGAGAAGTAAGGTCAGGATGTAGACAGCAACGTTCCAGTTCTAGGAAAGCCACGAAACAAGCTTATTTGAAAAAAGTCGATAATCCTATTTCGTGGTAGAGTAGTACAACGGTTACATCTATTAATGGCTTTAAAACACGGGAATAAAACTTATCTCCAGATATTGCTTGATCCTAATAGAGCTAAGTTAGTCATGGATCAAGCAGCTTTAGACGGGATAAAGGCAACCGCTTGGGTAAGAAAAGCTGTGTATGCCCAACTTGAAAGAGATCTCCCTGCTTCTATCTATAAAGCAGCATTAGCAGAAGATGAAGCTGTGTGGAGACAGTCAATTCGTAAAAGAGTTGAAGGTAGACCTAAAAAACAAAATGATTAACAAAAATGACCTATTACTCGTCTGTTACATCTGAAAACGCACCACCAGTAGCAAAACTACATCAATTTTGGGTATGTGAACCTAAAAGACAAGGTAGAAACATGAACTATTGGGGGTATTCAAAGGAAGAGGCACATAAGAAAGCTAAACTTAATAACCCTAACG